TTGTTAGCGTAAGCGAATGTGGTCGCAGTAAGGACATCGACGCGAGGGACAATGACGGCAGATCCTCTTTGCGCCGTAACACCACTAAAAGAGTGGCTGAATGCGTTGAGAGGAGCGAGTGATGCTGTGAAGGCCGTGAGAGCCTCCTGGATGAAAATGTCCTGTGTGTAGTTGATTGTAGCCATAGTATTAGTTTAAGGTTTTTGTCAAAATTACTGGTTCCAATTTACTTGATGAATTTGCGAAGCTCCGCGCTGTGTTTGCGGAAAAAAGCGGTTTTCTCGGCAGGGTCAGCGATTGCCGAGAACTGCTCGACAAGGGAAGGAGCGGCGTCGTTGTGTGCGCCGATTGCTGGCTCGATCCTTGCGGCGGAAAGGCCGAGTGAGGATTCAAGCCGCGCAATGTTCTCGCGTTCTGCGGAAAGCTCTGCGGTGATGAGGCTAATTTTAGACTCAAGCGCAGCTGCACGGGCCTCTGCTTTTTCAGCGCGAGCGGTGATGTCGCTGAATTTAGCAAGGATCGCATCAGATGCACGGGCCTGCGGCTCGTCCTTGGTTTCGACTTCGACAGGTGCAGCAACTTCTTCGACAGCGGGAGCGGCTTCAACAGCAGGAGCCTCCTCAACAACGGGAGTGGCTTCGGGTGCGGGTTCGATGATTTCCTCGACAGGAGTTTCGGTTTCGTTAGTCATATTTTTCTTGAGCGAGTCAAATCGTGCCTTCATTTTTTCGGGCGTAAGCATCGCCATCGCAGGCGGATTGTCGGTGATGCCATCAGCGAAACCGAGAGCGACAGCCTCTAGTGCGTCCATCCATGTTTCTGCCGCGAGCATCTTCTCGATTTCCTCGCGGGCCATGCCTGTTTTTTTCTCGTAAACTGAAACAAGCGACTTCTCAAATTTCTCTAAAAGATCCGCGTCTTTGCGAAGGTCAGAAGCGTCACCCATACTGATCGTAGAGGCTCTATGCACCATGAGCATCGCGCCGTCTGCCATGTAGCAACGGTCAGCAGCGCACGCGATAACGGAAGCCATACTTGCCGCTAGTCCATCAACCCACGCCGTAAATCCTGCCTTGTGCCGGCTAAGTGCGGCGATTATAGCCTGGCCGTCGATTATACTTCCGCCGGGAGAGTTGATTCGGAGGTTGAGGTGTCGTCCCTCAAGGTCGCGGAGTCCTTTGATGAATTCCTTGGCAGAAACGCCCCACCCGCCAATCTCGTCATAGATCTCAACGTCCGCGCTGTCAGCGGTTTTATTAGCGATAGCGAACCATGTTTTGCCTGAGGACATATCTTCGAGGAGGTGTCAAAGGTCATTCTTCGTCATCCTCTGGCTCTGGCGCGTCTTCTGGTTCATCTCCTGCGTCGTCGCCCTCCTCCGTTTCAGCCTCCACAACAGGAGCAGACCCCGGTGCTGGTGGGAATACCTCCTGATAGGTAAGTGCAACCCCTTCCTCTGCGGCAATCTCCTCAACACGCCGTTTGCGCTTTGCCATACCGCGAATGATGTCGTCAGTCTGTTCGTCCACATCCTGGCCGATTTGGTTGTAATAGTTTCTCGGTGAGAGCAAGCCAGCGCGGACAAGCTCCAGCAGTGCGCGGGAGTCGCGGCCAAAGTCCACGGAAACTTTCTGCGGAGGCACAAATGACACGCGATGCCAGTCGTCGCCGGGGTAGGGAAGCTGCCCGGTCTTGATGAAATTCCATACCGAATAACGCCAAAAGCGAACACAGAATTGCTGCTCAACAATAAGCCGCACGCTTCCGAAAAACACATCAGCATCTTGTAACGCCGCACGGCTGGCGGTTCCGCCAAGGCCCGTCATGCTCCAAATGATCTCAGGCGATACGCCGACACTGTAAGCAATCTCTCGGATCAGGAACTCGACATAAGTGCCAAGGTTCACGTTGGGCCTGTCGAAAGTGTGCGCCGAAACCTTCTCGCCCGGCTTAGTCTGGATCGTGCCGACACCTTGCCACACTTTATCCATTTGGGTTGTGGTCCCGTCGCCGTTGTCCACCCTGCGAAGGTTCCCGCCAAGGCCGATGTTGCCAGCGTCGGGAGTCTCGACTACTAGGCCGATCTTGGTGTTTAGCTTTGCGGAGGCTAATTCATTGTCCAGAGCCTCGCGGATGTCTTGCAGCCTTGAAACCGCAGAGGCCAGCCATGACATCCCGCGGAGGTAGCCCAGCCGATGCAGCCGCCTAATGTGAATGATGTCCTCTGCGGGAACATCCGTGAAAATCTTTGAGTTCTCAGGATCTGGCATCACGCGATAGCTGATTGGCCGATTCTCCGAGTTTACCCGCACACCGTCGTAAAGATCCCTTTCGTTATTGTTCGCACTCCCGATATGCTCGCCGCCAAAAAACCGCATCATTGGACTGCCTGCATCGCTTTTAGTGAGTTGCGCGAACACATCGCCGTCAACCATCATACTTTCCACCAGCGCGGTCTGTGCGGAGTAGAAATTCAACTGTCCTGCGCGGTCAAACGCCCACGGCACGTTAGCATAACGGTCTTCAAAAAGTTGTTCAGCGGCTTTGTTAAACGCTGAGTCCGATGATTGCGCCTGCGGGACTAGCCCGTTGCCAACAGCAAACCGAGCAACGCCGCGAACGATGCGCGAGGCGGGTCCGCTATTGTTCACGCACCAACGAGCATCTTTCATGATTTTCATGCGGTCCCATGCGCTCGCCTCTTTTTTCGCGTCAACGCTGGCCATATAAATGGCCGGACGATCATAGCTATATTGCGAACCTTCAAAGCTCGCGTTCTGCGGGTCGGCCTTCNTTGGCCTCCCTGCGCCTGCCCGTTTCCCGCCCCGGCTCATGCTACCTCCTCGGCTGAGATGCTCGACATATCAGCCCGGACAAATAGCGAGCGGCCCCCGGTGGTTGCGCCCTCGCCAAGGGAAACTAGGATTTCCTCACAGATCCTGCCGATGTCGATTGCGGAGGCTGTAAGCTGCCCCGAAGCGTTCCCGCCATCGAACCCCGAAGCGGTGATTGCAATCTGATCTTCGCCTGCCAGAACGGCAAGGTGCGCCTTCGTGGAAAGGTCTTTGATTTGCTGAGTNGTTAGTGTGCGCCTGAGATACAGTCGCACACCTGAGAGGTCGGGTGATGCCATGCACCCNCGGCCATGTCAAAGAATCAAAGAATCAAACGCTAACCCCGAATCTCCCNCGCCAACTTGATGATCGGCTCTGCGTGCCGGAGGAAAGTAACCTTCTCAACCTCGTTCCAAGTCGAGGCTGGCCGGTGGTCGAGAGTTTTAACGAACCGTTCCGAGAATCGCGAAATCTCCGTCAGCCAGTTCGTTCCCTCTGGATCTCGGTTGGTCATCGGGCGGTCCTGTTTTGCCTCATCCTCGCAGAAGAACAGAAGAAGCTGNGCGCCTGAGAATGTTTCAATGCCACGCTCGCGGATTTTCTTTGCGCCGCCAATAAACTTTGCGGCGATCTCAATGCCGATGTCGGGACAGTTTGCCGCGAGCCANTCAGCAAAGCCNGACTTGGCCGCTCCCTTGGCCTCAATNAGAAGCTCGCCGCANCGGACGGCAGACTGCACNGCNTTCCCCGCCAGTGTCTTTGCGCTCTCAGCCTGCGCCTTTGCGTGGCTGAATGAGTTGTTAATTTCAGNNGCTAGTGCTGTGCTAAGTTGGTTTTGCATCGGATGTTTTCTTTCGTTTTGTTATAGTAGGTTGCGCGGGTTTCTTGAGATTTTTGGCCGATCAGTTCCGGCAGTCGGCAGGTGCGCCGCTGGAACTGCAACGTCGCATAACTCCCTGCTGCTCTAGTCTTGCCGAATGATTCACAGATTTCCGACATTGATTTCCCAGCATAGGCAGGATGGCCGAAATAATGACAGGCGACGGCAAGGCGAAAGCTCACGTCGGCGGTGCTTCCAGAGTCGCGGATATAGTTAAGCATTCCGACGATAATCGGAATCAGTTTGTGCGCGGCCTCGATGTATGCTTCCCGCTCGATCCTGGCAACCATGTCCTCCTGTCGTTCGTCCTCATAGGAGTCGCCGTTTAACTCCTCCCGCATATCGCCGCCAATGAGGTTGTCCGCTGGGTCATGGAATACTGATGCCGTTTGCATGAGTTACAAACTCCTAACCGTGCGTTTGATTGTCAATGATTTGTTTTTGAAAAAAAGATTACTGCGCTTAGGTGGAAAACTCACGCTAGGTTTTTGGCTAAAATCCAGTGAGCGACAAGGTGAAGTTTTGAGCAGTCGCCATAGTGATCTCCCGCCACCTTGCGCCATTCTTTGATTTTGCCCGTCTTGCTTGGCACTAGCCTTTGCCCCATGTGGCCGCGAAGAAAGTCTTCCGTTGAATCTATAGGGAACCGCAGCAACGGAGGCTTCTGCATGGCAATGCGTTCGATGTAGAGGGAAACTTTTGCCGCTCGGTCAATGTAGGTGTACAGCAGCATTCCTGGACGTTCCTTAAGTTCTGTCTGCGCCCATGTTCCGAAAGTTCCGCCTGATCCTTTCGACGGGTAAAGCACTCCTGCCCCGCGAGCGCAGACGTCATAAATCCGTTCCGTGAAATCACCAGAGTCCACCAGTCCCGCTTGGATCGACACATCTGCGCCTTCCACGCACGGCCACGACCTCCCCGCTATCTCTAGCAAATCTTCGGGCGCAAGGCATTCGCCATAGTCGAAAATGTAAATCTCGCCCTCCCTGCTGTGAGCGGCGACGGACCAGTAAGTTTGATTCTGTCCAGGATCTCCGCAAAGCGTCAGGAACCANGGATTAGCAATCGGGCAAAGCCCTTGCCGATAATCGCCGCGAGTNTTTAGCACCTCGTCGTCCNTCGCTCCCGTCCCGATTTCCTCCCAAGGTTGCGCGAGNCGCTTTTGTTTGAACTGACGTAGAGGCACAAGGTTGCCNCGCTTTTCCTCTCCCGTTGCTTTCACCCATTCCTCNACCAGTGTAGCCCACGGAATCCACCAGACGGCCATTGCCGGGAAATGAAAGCCAGTACGGCCATTCATTCCGCCTGCCGTCGTGACATATTCGCCAGCCGACGAAAGCGCACGCCTGACTTCCGGNTTATCCTCGAACACCTCGCCACAAGCGCATTCCATATGCACACTATTCGCGAGCGCATTCCAGTCAGTTTCTCCGCTGGTCGTGAGTGAGACTTTGTATTTCAT